CAGCTTTTGCTGGGGTAGGCAGACCCCTCCTTCTCATCCCTTCCGCTCTTCTAGCTATAGCGTAAGTTTTCGCAAGATCTTCTAAAGAAATATTATATTTATTTTGGAAAAGAGGAGCCATGATATCCACTAGACCACGGTATTGTTTTCTTTCTCCTCTTTTGTTGGTATGGAAAAAATCTTCAACTTGGACAACACCATTTCTATAAACAACAGATCCTGATTTTAAAACAGAGCCAACTATTCCCATTGACCTGTCAGAAAAAATAGCCGCAGCCATTGCGCTTGTATCTGCTAAATTTTCTTTAAACTGAGGTATTCTTGATAGCTGTTCTAGTCTAGCCCATTTGTTAATTGCCGCTGCTCTAGCTTTTGTTACCCAATACTCAAAATCACCCATGTCGGTTGTTTCTAAATATGTTTCACCGGGAGTTTTGTTTTCAGGAGCTTGAGGAGCAATCCTGTCTATTATCTTTTTAACCTTGGGGTCTACTTCTGGAGACCTGCTTCTGGAATACTTGTCCAAAAGAGCGGGAGATGGATCTATTCCTTCTTCAGGGTTTTTAGCAACGTATTGTGCTTCAGGATCTGCTCTATAATTAAACTCTGGAACAAAAGTTGCTGTTGTTTCTACGGCATCTTTTTCGTTCTTATCTACTACCTTCTGTACAGCACCAGCATCTCTAGTAACTTTCTGTATGTCAGGGTCACCACCTACAATAGACCCGTCAGCCCTTTCTCTTTCAACGAAATCCCCTTCTTGAGGATTTAATTCTTCAACAGCTTCGTTTTGCAAAGACAGGGCTTCGCCGTAATCTTCAGCCAACACCCCTTCGTTTATGCTGTAAGGAGTAAAGTTATCTGCGTCCCAAGCCATAAATACAACATCAGGCTCACCATTGTTAAAATCATCAAAAACAGATTTTTCCCAATCAGGAGGAGCTTCTCCTTCGTCCCATTTCAACCTAGAAACAACTTTAAATCCTAGCCTGTTATATAAAACAGGAAGGGCTGTATCAAAAGCATCAAGCCTTCTGCCGCCTTCCTGTATCGCCAAGGAAGCTAGGGGTAAAGAAACATGAGGATGCTCTTGCTTGCTAAATAAAGAGACAATGTCATCTCCTTTTAAAGCTAACCCTGCGCTACCGTCAGGAGTTACAAAAAGCTTCATGTCCCTGTATTCTGATTCAGGGTAAACGTAAACAGCAGCACCAAACTCGTTTTCTGATTTTGCTTCAGTTATTGCTTTATGAAATGCTTTGGCTGACTGTTTACCAGACTCAAGCTCTAGTACCTTGCCGTCATATATGCCTGAAGAAGTAAGCCTGTTTTTAATTCCTTTATTTAATGCTCTTTCAGTAGCCCTGACAGGAACACCAGCTATAAGCTTCTTACTTGTCGTGCCAGCTTTTCTACGGAAGAATTGGGGTATAGCTCCATCATTTCCTCTAGATGCTCCGCTTGGCTTGGAGTCAGATCTGATGGTATTAAGGATTTTGCTTCTGACGAATCTAGTTTTTGCTTTTCCGGTGAAAGCAGTTGCCCCAGATTCTTCACTAAGCTCCCTATCTCCTCGCTCTTCATTTCTTCTAGAGCCGATGTTTCTCCCTCGCTGGAGGCCATCAACCGCTCTTGTAATTCGCTGTTCGCTAACTCCTTTCTCATTTGCTATCTTCCTTATCTCTTGCTCGTAGTCAGTTGGCGTGGATTTAGCATTAGCTGCTCCATACATTATATATAGCTCTTTTTCTGGATACCAGATTAAAGCTTGAACAGCAGCGGTATCTAACTGAATTCCTTCTTCAGAAAGAATATCAAGAGTCTTATCCATTGTTGATCTTATAAAGGTTCTTTCTGCGCCATTGGCGGGGGCAATTTTCCCTTCAGTCAAATGGATGTCTAAATTTTTAGCTGTTTTGTTTAACTCACTTCTATCGCTGTAAGTTTTTCCTGTTTTTTTATCTAGCTTGCTGTAGTTTCTGTGAAATATTCTAGCAGAGCTATCAAGATACTCGTTAGACTCTAGAGCAAGATTCGCGTCTATGCCAAGCAATTCAGCTTTCTTTCTTCCCTTTGCGGTCTTTAAGTGTGACTTAAACTTTTCCCGCAACTCTTCGTCTTTCTTAGGGTTATCTTTTTTAATTGTTCCGGTAATTCTGCCCCAAGTACGCATGAACCATCTGTCCATCGTTATAGGAGAAAAGTTGCCTAAAAGATTTTGATAGAAGCCACCGCCAATTTTTGGCCCAAATATATAACTAATGGGAGTTTCAAAAGAAGCTGCGTCACCAGCAGGGACTTTATATCCCAATTGCTTTAGCGTGGTAAGGTTTGTCTCTGTATTAAGAATTTTGTATGTATCTTCTAGGCCATACTCGTCCAACATTGCGTTGTAGGTCTTTACGGCACTTTCTATCCCATCTCCTTGAGGGCCAATACCAAGACCTTCAGGCAGTCTTCCATTAGTCCTAAAGTATTCGTAGGCTTCAACGGCTAGTTCTAAATTTTTAGCAACATCAAGCCCGTTGCTATAAAATGCAACCGAAGCAACAAAAGCAGATTTTTGATGATCGCTATCTTTAAGCTCTGGATAAAGCTCTGAAGCTATAGCTAACAGGTTATCTATTTTTTCCCTGTACCAGTTTGCAGCGTTACCATCAGCAGAATAAGCTTTCTTTACCTCGTCAGCTATTATTCTTGCAATAACCTCACTGTTTTCTTCTGTTTGAGCTTCTAAATTGTAGCCGCTGTTTTCTGCTCTTCTTTGCAGTGCTTCTGCTAATTCCGCAGTTGTATTTTTTCTGTCTAACGGAAGGACTTCTTCTCTTCCAGACAGTAAGGAATCTATACCAAGAGACTCTGTAGGACTTGTTCTTGAAAACTTATCTGATAAAGGAACAACCTCTTCAGACCCCTCTTCTACCATTTCTGGCAAAAAGTCAGGAGTTCTTGTTTTTTCAGCTTCTTCTCCAGCTATTCTTGCCGCTTCAACAGGAATCCTTCCTCCTCTTTCTCTAGCTCCTACAACGCCAGTATCAATGTCTCTGATTAACTCTTCAAAGGAAACAAACCCTGACCCGTCAATAAAACCAATCATCTTAGAGAAAAAATTAGATATTCTCTGGATAAGATTTTTTGGTTTTCCTGAAACAATGCTTGGGTCTGTCCTTGATACTCTAACCAACTCAGCTACAGCTTCCTCTATCTGAGCCTCTTCGCCATCCCTGCTGTAATCTCTTTTAGCTATCTGAATAAAAGTTTTATCTGGCTCTGCTTTAGACTTCCTATTTTTTGCTGCATCACTAAGAACCTGCCACTCTTTATCAGTAAACAAATTCATAGCTCTCATTGCATGAACCTGCTCATGGGAAAGAAGACCCAAAGCTTGGTCTAACTGTTTTTCTGGAGAAAAGTTTTTATTTAATTTATCTAAACCTAAAAATATCTCATTGGCGGCATTAGAATAAAAAGCATCTGCATCAGGGCTTTCTTCAACAACAATTCCAGATCCCGGCTTTCCAAACTCTATTACACCCTGTTCACCATCCCTTCTGGCCCTAATGCCAAAAACAAGATTTCCGTTAGCGTCACGCATAACATTTTTAAGGCTGTGAGATATATTTGCCTTAATATCAGCAAGACCAACACCCTTCATCTCTTCATCTAGTCTTTTTTGAATGCTATTTAAAGTTTTAGACTCAGGGGTTTTTAAAGGAGGGGCTAGACGAAGAGGCTCTTGCGGTTCTCCTTCCGGGGCTACAGGAGGAGCAACAACTTCTTTTTGCTCCGCTTCACCTTCTTTTTGCTGTTTTATTTTAAAATTAATCTTATTTTTTGTGTTTAAATTAAAATTTACCAGCCTTGTAGGTTCTGAAAACTGTGGCATAGAGCGAATTTTTTGATACAGAACCTTCATTTCGGCATCTGTTAAATCGTTTATTCTTTTTCTTCCTGAAGCTTTAACCCCCGTAAAAGCCTCTAACATTATTCTAAACTCAGGGGAGCCTAGCTTTGTAACAATGTTTTTATTTTCAAGTAACCTTTCTAGCTCAGGAATCCTAATTTTTTTGTTAGCAAATACTGACTCGTTAATACTTGTCAGGTTTCTATCTGCATTTCTTGTTTTTGCAAAATCAACGGCATCAAACATACTTTTAAAAGGTTTAACTTCATACTGATCTTTTGAGCCTTTTTTCTTGAGTCCAGTAGCTCTTCCAGTAATTACTTCTCCTGCCGAGCTAACAACAACAATAGTAGGTTTTCCGTCTTTATCTTTTAAAGTTTTTCCGTCTTTGCCTTTTTTAGTTCTAGCTTGATAGGTTTCTGTTTCTATTTCACCTGTTCTAAGGTTGCCAAACTTTTTCCCAAGAACAGATTTTGCCTCTTCTATAGTAAAAGTATTTGTAGAGGGAAGACCTTTTGCCAAGCGTTTTTTATTAATTCTTTGAGACATTGTAAGCTTTGACGGAGCGTAGTTGCCTAGATCCCCGTCAGGAATTGCTTGTTCTTCAAAACCCGTGGCAACAGTTGTCTCTCCAGCTTGGTCTAATTCTGCTGATGTAATTAGATTTTGATCTGGGTGTAACAGTCTGTATCCATAAAGAAACATAGTGTTTTGATTTTCTTGAGACAAATCTAAATTAGATGCTTCTATAGACTCTTCTATGGAATTAGAAACATTTGCCTCAATCAACTGATCATTCATATTTCCAGCAAAAACAATTGCTTCTTCTTGTGTAGAAAATGGTTTGCCGTACCTTTGACCAAACTTATCAACAGTCTCAAAGGTAGGATTACCATTGACTATTGGCCCTTCCCTGTAAGTAAAACTCCCAGCTTTAAGAAGATCGTTTCCTACTAACCGCCTAACGTGTCGAGCATATTGCAGCAAAGGATCTTTTTTTCTTTTTGATGGAACGCTTTCTGGGGCAGGAGCCACCCCTTCAATACTGAAACCTTCGACAGGCTGTCCATTTCTAGATAAAACAACTTTAGACTTCGTCCCATCGTTATTAATTTTTTGAACGTACCTTTCTTCTATTTTTCTGTCAGGATTTTTTCTGTCAGTTCTAAAAGATATTCTTTCTTCAGCCTCAAAAAGTTCCCCATCTGGCCCTATGACACTAAGATATCTGCCGGGAACTAAAAGCCTTCTTCCCTCTGCATCTTCAATTTGATTTGGAGTCGGGGCATCTATTTGAGAAACATCAACATCTTCTAAATCAGGGGGAGGGGGAGGAGGCATACCAGCCTCTATTGCTTCTTGTTGAGCTTGTTGAGCATCTGAAACTCTTTGAGCTTGAGCTTCTCTAGCTCTTTCTAAAGCCTCTCTTGCGTTTGCTTGTGACTCTGTTTGCGCGGAAGAAGCCATTTCCCTTCTTCTTCCCATTGCTCCATTTAAAGCAAGATCTGCAAATGTTCCTACAGCACCGCCTATCGTAAACTCTTCAAACAAAGAATCTCCACCAGTAACAGGAAGATTTTCGTTATAAACACCCCTTTCTACGGCATCTTGAAGAATAGAAGCAACTACTTCCTGAAGACCTTCTGCGCCACCTGTTGCTAATGCGCCAGTAATTCTTTCTTTTATTGATATTTTAGTAGCAGGATCTAAGTCTGCGGATATTCTTCTTAGTAACCTGTTAACAGGGAGGAGTTCTGATAGGCCAACAACAGATCCTCCAAATATTGCTAAATCTTCGTCCTCTTCAGAAATCTCCATGCCTTGTTTTCTAGCGGCCTGTATTCTCTGGGCTTGTTCTCCTGAACCCATCCCTACTGCTAAAGCTCCAGTTCCTGCTGTTTGAGCAAGGCCAGCTAGTTTTCCTGTGGCCCCAGCAACCTTTAAAGCCGCTGCTGGGGTAAAGAAGCTGGCAAATGAACCTACGCCTTCTCCAAATTTAGTTAGCCATGTGTCTCTGTAAGCCTCGTCAGCACCCATAGCTTCCTGCAAAGAAGCCCTGCCTTCCCTCGAAAGACGAACTAACTCGTTCTCTTCTCCACTATCTATCAGATCTTCTAAGCCAACAAAGTTAGTAGCAGCATCAGCTAGTTCAGCAAGACCCTCTCCCGCCGTCAGGAAAGATCCTGCGAAGTTACGGGGGACGGCTTTTACTGTTTCAAAAGCTTGCCCACCAAAAGTTCTTTCTTCTGCAAACCTTTCTTCTTTTTCGGAATCGTACCTTTCAAACAACGCTTGAATCTGCATGGGGCTTGGAGGGGTAGACCCCTGAACCTCCATGATGCGACCAAGAGGGTCTGTTACCTCATAAATAGGCATTCTTAATCATTCCTCACTCTGAGGATGCTGTGACCGCCACTACCTGTAGTAGGAAGAGCTGTTGGCCCTCCAGACATTGCTATAGGGTCTATCTCACCCGAAGCCATCATAGCAACAATAGCTTGAATAGCCGCTTCTTCGTTACCGTACTTATTTTTTAGCTCTAGCCTTCTTTGCGTCCCTAGCTTGTTATAATACGTTTGAGCTTCTACTATTGGATTTTTTGCGCTACCGCCTGACGCATACCACTCAGCTTGAGCTTCATACAATTTTATTCTTGCAGCACCAATCTTATCATCAAGAGCTTGTTTTTCTGCGGCTGTATCAGCAGCTTCTCTTTGTATCCCCAAAGCTTCCAACGCTTTAAAAGCTTCAAGAGTGTTTTTATCTTGGCTAATTGCTGTCTGCAAATTAAATCTTTCAATTTCTGCTTCTGATTCTAATTGCTTACGGGCGAGAGAAGATTTTTCCTGCGCTCCCAACAACTTCATCTGTCTCTCTAGGCCAGTTAATCCTTTCTCTTCTGCCCTAGCTTCTTTTCTTCCCTGCATAGCAACTGTGCCAGCTTTAGATAAGCCTCCAGACAAGTCTCCTTTTGCTATTCCCGCGCCCAACTGAACTAAAGCATTATTCATCGCATCTGCTTTCATTTCTTTGGAAGCCTCTAGAGATCTTGTTCTTTCGGCATCAAGAAGTCCTTCAAAGTTTGTTGTTAAACTATTGTCTAAATAATTAACAGATTTTAAAATAGAATTTGTATTAGGGTTATTTCCATATGTATTTCTAAAAGTATCTAACTTAGACAAAAAATCAGTTGGGTTAACTTGATTGCCTTTAGCACCAGAATCGCTTTCACGCCGATAAGGAGGTTTTACATCTCTATTGCCATAGCCGGGGAGAAAAAAATCTTCTGATTTAGCCCCGACAACAATGTTGTCGGGGATTATTTCTTCGACTTTTTCTTCAGAAACAACATCTGCAACAGTTGCGCCATTATTAGAAGAGAGTTTATCAAGAAAACCTTCTTTGGCAGCTAAATCCATAAACTTGTTTTTTCCGGCTATGGATGGGTAAGAGCTAAAGCCCATCATAAATTCAGGGACATTATCTCCAAATATTCTTTTCATTAAGGATTCTCTTGTCTCTCCACCGGGAATTCTTCGATTCCCACGCCTTCCTGTTTCAATCGGAGGCTGATAATCATAAATGCTTTCAGCTATTTCTTTTTGTGTTTCACCAGTGGGAGTGAATCTAACAATATTTTCTGCTTCTTCTTTGGAATAACCTTTAACTATAAGGTTTTCTATCGCCTGTAATTCTTTAGCACTGTAAGTTTTGCGCCCAGCATTCATCTTGTAAGGGGTGATGCCCCCGCCAGAAAGATTAAGCGTATCTCCAGCGTAGATTCTGTCGGCATCAGTTATTTGAGGGTTAAGCGACATAATGCCGCTTCGACTTCTTCCCTGAGATTCTGCAATATCAGATTCTTGACGTTCTTGAACTTTTCTATTGATCTTACTGCCGCCTGACTCTTCGGCTAAGATGTATTGAGCTAAAGGAAGATCAACCTCGTTATTTTTCGCAATATCCTCCCGAATTGCATTAGAGTCTATTGAAGCAGAAGGGAGACCCGCCGCAGTGTTTTCTTCCCTGCGTCTTGAAATCTCGTCTATCAATGATTTAGCGGGAGAGTAAGAGTAGTTGTATAAAGTATTTGCAAGATCTTCTGGCATACCTTCTGATGTAGCAGCTTTATATTCTATAAAAGAACGTAAGTCTTCTAGCTCTTCGCTAGACTTAGCCTTTTTTAATTGCCTTATAGCCTCAGATATAGCTTCTACATTGCTTATCTGCCCCATTTCTAATAACTGAAAAGAAGAGCCTATATGATCTCTTGGGGTAATATTTGGAACGCCCCTTCCTTCATCCATCCGATAAGGCATCATCCCACCATCAGCAGCCATAACCTGCTGCTGCATCATTGGATCTTGTGTTTGACCCATCATAGGATCTTGACCACCCTGTACACCCATAGCATTTGCCATTAAAGGGTCAGGAGTAGGGTTCATAGCCGCTATGCCGCTGCTAATTACCTGATCTTTTATTGACTCTTCAGGAACAGCTTCAGCAAAACTTTTCCTCATCTTTTCTCTTCTTTGTATCTCAGATACAACTAAAAACTGAGGTAGCTCCCCTGTTGGCATCTGGGCTTGCTGCATAAGAGCCTGATCAGGCAAGCCTTTAACTAAGTCTTCTTGCTGAAGAATGTTCATATTAACCTCTCAATGACCTGTATAGACCAAGACCACCAATACCCGCTCCCAGTGCTTGTTGAGCCGCAGAAGGGCCGCCATAAATGCTTCTTGTTTGTTCTGGGGTAACAGGTAATCCCTGTAGCATCTGGCTAAACAAATTAAGTTGCTGGTAAGGATATGATCTTTGACGCAGGTAATCTTCATAACCTGTATCCATAGACCTTTGAGCCATGCCTCTTCTTATTTCACCAACACCACCCAAAGCACCCAGCCTTTCAAGTGCCATTGATTGATCAGCTTTACCTAGATCAGACAACATTCCCGCTGCCCGTAAAGATTGATCTCTCATAGCCATGTCTTGACCAAGCCCCGCAAGACCTAAATCAGATCTTTGTCTCATAAGTTCAGCATTTTGCTGTCTTGCTTGCATTCTTCGGGTATCTTCATCCATTCTGGATCTTCTATCGGCTTCTATACCCTGCATAGCCTGTTGATAACCCGCCAGATTTCCTTGAGCTTGCATATCATCAAGAGATTGATTTAGATTCCTTTGACGTTCAGCTTGCATAATTGCTTCTCGATAGCCTCCCAAGCCTCCAGCTTGCGCTGCTTGCCCCGCTATCTCATTACCTTGAATCCTAGACTGCCTTACAGCCGCTCTCTTTTGAATATCGGTTACATTCTGTTGATAAGGATTCATGTAAGCCCTAACGGTAGAAGGGTCAGCAACACTCCCCCCGTAGTAGCTTGTGCTTTGCCGTTGAGGCTGATACTGCCTAGCAATATCTATCCCCTGCCCTGTCGGTTGATAGCCAACCTGAGTCGCTATATCTGTCGCAGAGCCTATCTGAGAAGGTGCGCCTTGAAGCCCTAGCTGGGCAGTACCCTCCTGAGCCAGAGACTCATAAGGATCAAAATAGGCCATTCTTTGGCCCGGATAAGGGGTGTAAGGTCTTGTTGACTCATATGTTGTCCTTCCAAGAAGGTCTTCATAATACGGTCTAGCGTATTCTGGAAGATTGGATTGGACTACCTCGCTTCTTTGTGTGCTTGGAGAACTGCTTCCCTTGCCCATTTATAACTCCTTCTCATATACAACATAGGATTTATCAAACCCATCCTGCCCTAACCATTTCCAAAATCCCGGTCTGCCTGTTGCTTCAATGCCTTGGCATCCTTGATCTCTACCAAACTGTTTAAATTTTTCTAACATGTCCCAAACCCAGCCATTAAAGTTTTTGCCGCCTAAAAACTGGATTGCTAACATTGTTTTTGCAGGGTAATACGCTATTTCTGTTGTTCCTACCCCTTCAATATTTTTGTCTTCATCAAAAGCAACCCACAACTGCTGCTCTCCATGAAGTATTGATGCGTACAAAGCCTCCAAACTCCACCTACCGTTAGCTCTTAAAACAGCACGTTCTATCTCTTCTCTAACATCAGGCCATGTTTGACCTAGATACTCTACAGGAACTAACGCAATGAAATGGGTGCTTTCCCTTTCTTCGTTTTGTTTAGAAACTCGTTCTTGTTTTTTCTCTGGTAAAAAATCAACGATTGTTGTGTTTTCTGCTTTCATCTAGGAAGAACTCCTCCTTTACGCAAAGGGGCTGGTTGTTGTGTTGTGTTAGTTCTTTCTACTCTAACCCTGTCTAGCATACCATCTAATTCTTGTACTCCTGCATCTGTTGACCCGTCACCAAGGCCAGAAACAACATCAGCGGGGACAATATATTCTCCGGGGGATACTGCTACAGGCTGTTGATTTCCAATCATACCCATAATCTCATCATCCATACCGCCGCCAGATCCAACAATTTCTCCTTCCTTTTGAGATCCGGGGACTACGCCTTCAAGAACTTGGTCTCTAAGCATCTGAAATGCTTCAGATCCAAACTCATCAATAAAAGCTTGAATAACAACTTCTGACTCTTCTTCTGGTAAAGTTCCAAGAACAGCCATCGAGGCTAACTCAATTAATCTATCAGTATCTTGAGTTGATTCTTCTTTGTCAGCTAAATTTTGAATCCCGCCGCCTTCTGCAAATCTAAAGTAGTCAGAATAGTCTTGACCATAGTTCATAAAAGACTTTATTTGTTCTGGGGTTAAGGTAACAGGAGCGTTACCACCAGTAGCTTTCTTTTCATCTTGAGCTTTATGATAAGCGGCTAGTTCTTCAGCATCAATAATTCCATCTTTGTTTGCATCTGACCCACCTTGACTAACAATGTAATCAAAATCTCTTTTTGTTAAAGGCTCTCCTGCTCTGTTAAAGCCATACTCTTCAGCCATCCATCCTTCATAAGGGTTTACGTCTTTACCTTTTTCTTCTGTAAAGTACATAATCTCTGGGCCAAATCCGGGCAATCCTTGCTTTTGATAAGTGCTTTCTAATTGCTCTGGGCTTATACTAAAAGCACCTCTAAGACCCCCTTGGTCTTTGGAAGGCTGTTGAATTAGTCGATCAATATCAATATTAGGAACAAATCCCCCGACATCCATTTTCTTAACAGGTACTCCAAGCTGCTGAAGCTCATTCATTCTTCTTTTAAAATCACTTGGGTCTAAAGAAACAATGCCGCCGCTAGACGCATACTGAGTGTAAGAATCGCCATATGGCTTCTGATATCCGGGGAAATAATTAGCATCTCTTCTTGCTACTGCACTTTTATAGTCTTGTTCTTTTTTTCTTAGGCTGTCTTTAGCCATGTCTTCCATAGCCTCATCCACTCTAAGCTGCTCGTTAGTCCCTTCACCAACAGCGGTGGCTACAAGAGCCGTTGGGCTTGTTAAAGCTTTTAAGCCTTCTCCTGAAAAAACTTGACTCATAGATGGCCCACTAGAGCCGCCAGTTAAAGTAGGGATATTTTTAGGTGCTTGTTCAACAAAACCTTTTACTAAAGGATCATTTATTCCTCGCCCTAAACTAATGCCTTCTGCAACAGATTGGCTAGTTGCTCCGCTAACTTCTGGAGCTAAACTATCAATTAGATTGGCTTCCGGGGTTGGCACAAGATCAGAAATCCCTGTTATTTTATCAGCAGGTACGTTTAAAGCGGTTTCAACACCTTCAACACCTGCCGAACCCAACTTGCCTAAAGCTTGCCCTACACCAAAACCTGTAATACCTGAGAGCAATCCTTTTTTAAGGTCTCCCTCCACTATTGCTGTTGTTAATCCAGATCCTATTGCCCCACCTACAGCAGAGCTTAAACCAAGCCCGGAAAGAATTCCTCCTGCTCCTACAGCCGCGCTTCCTAACATGCTTCCCAACAAAGGAGCTAAGAAAGGCAAGAAAGCCTCTGGCTGGCCTGTATCAGGGTTTATTGTTAAAGATCCTGTTGGAGACATGGATGCAAGCCCCTGAACTTCTATAGGGTTCATGTGAACCATCATAGAGTCCCCGTACCTGCCTTTAGTTGCTAAAAGGTTGGCTATTCCTTCAAGTTCTCTTGAGTCTTGTTGATACATTAACTTGTCTCCACTCCAAATAAGTTAAAGCTTACATTTGCTGCGCTAGAGTAAACCTTCACTACGTCTGTTTGATTTAGGCAAATGCCTATCACTACTGTTCTCGTTGTTGTTGCTGCTAAGTCTTCATCGTAAAAAATAAACTGTTTGTCATCTGCACCCGCACCAGCCACATGAATACTGACCCTAAAGGTGATTCCTGATCCACCCCGGTTGCATACAACTAATGAGCTTACTGTTGTCTGGGCAAGATTAGGAGCCGTGTAAAGCACTGTTGTTGTAGTAGCACTAACATCAAGCTGCCCCAAAACCTTTATAACGTCACTCACGATGCCCCCATTAACAGAAACTGAAACCTTCTCATTGCTAGAGACCCCGGCTTGTCGCCTTGAGTTTTAGCAAGATCAACGTCATTTTCTAGTTGGTCTAAGGCAAATTCTAATGTTCTTCTGGTAATTGCTTCATTCTGAGTGTTGTACTCAGCCATTGGTACAGGAAGCGGGTTTCTGCGTCTTTCTGCCATTACCTTCTCCCGTCCTGCCTCATGCCAAACCTAAACCCACCTAACCTCCAACCAAAGCCAGCTTGATCTGATTCTATTCTTAACGTGGCATGTCTAGACCTAGTTCTGACATTTGACTGCTTGGTAGAAGATGTAATGGTAGATGTAGCTAATGAAGCTGGGGTTTCTAAAGGATAGTTACTACCCTTAATAGTCATTGTTATTTCAGGACTAACCCCTGAAAAAGTAAAGTCAGGAACTACTCTGTCGATCATAATAAAGTTATTGCCATCGCCAATCTCAAGATCTCCAGACTCTATGTATGCAGTCATAGCAGAACCATCGTCATCAAAGCCTTGCTCATGGTTATAGATGTAATTAGAGTCTGAGCTTGTAATAGCACTAGAAGCAATCGGCCCGTCAAGAACCCCGCTATCAAGCCAAGCACATCTAGCCAGAGTGCCGATAGCCCAAAGGTTTTCAGCATAGTTGTAGCTTACATAGTTAGAGACTTCTCCCCCATAACCAGTAGCAGGGTAAAACCATATGATTTCTGAGAAAGCATTATTTTCTGCCGCAAAAACTTTAAAGGCTTGGGTGATATCTAGATTACTTAAAACATAATCTTGAACTGAGCAGGGTATTTGTTGCACCGCGCCGTTATAGATATAGAACCCAGTTTTATCCATAAAGTAAACATTTCCTCTAGCGTTAACCGCAGCATTAGGAGATATCATGGATACATCAGAGCTAATTGTTGTAAATTGAAAAACGAAAGGTGCGCCTACAAACCTCATAGAATGAACAGAAACATCTGTCCAGATTAGTATTTCTTGCCTTGTCTGAACTGCGCCTACAATTTGACTGCCAGAGTTTACCCTTACTCCTCCAGCGGTATTAGTTGCTGTTGGAGTCCAATCAGCAGCATTTTCTTGGTCAGACCACCTGACAAGCAAAGCATCTTGAGCAGCAGATCCAATTGTATTAGCTCCGAAAGCAATAACATGCTTATCGTTATCACTAACAAGGACTTGCGCTGAGACTGTAGGGCAATCAGAGGCTCCTCCTAACTGAGTTATGTTAATAGCCCTGTTCGTTAACCCGCTAGAGCTATCCCAATAAAAGATCCCGCTGTTTCTTGCATTAAAAATTAAATCTTCACCAAAGTTATCTTGGCTATAAAGTCTTAGCTGACCAGAAACACCAATCCCAGATCCACTCCCCCAAGTTGAGTCGCCCCAAGGGTTAGAACCCCAGCCAGCAGCAGAAACATAACTATTTAGTCCTGTGGTAATTTGATACGCCCCTACTGTTGAGGAGCCGCCATTTCCGCTGTCGCTTGCGTTTGCAGTAACTGTAGTACCAGAAGTGTCTTTAGCTGTAATAGTGTAAACGTTTGCGCTTGAAACAGAAGCTACCTGATACTCTTGATTTAGTACCGCAGCGATAATGTTCCCGCCTAAACTAGCAGCATCAGAAAAAGTAACGAAATCATCTTTTGCCGCTCCGTGAGCAGTGTCAGTAATAGTAATAGTAGAAGAACCGTTAGTAGCAGCAAATGTAACATCACCCGCACTTGTGGTGCTTCTAATAGGAGTCACATCATTTGGATTTAAACCTTCAAAAATATAAAATTTTAGATTAGTTCCAGCACCTATATATTTTACAGATTGAAGAGAAGCCCAAGCAAAAAGAGATCGACAAAGACCAAGAAAAGCAGTTGTATTAAACTTAGTCCAACCGCCTATTTTTTCTGGCCTTCCTTTTCTAAATCTAATTTTGTCAGAGTCAAACCAGCCAGAATCGGCAGTATACTCAGTGCCTTCTTTATCTACACCGGGAGCAAATTGTATTTTCTGCAAAGGCATTTTTATTTACTCTAACGAACTAGATTTGTATTTCTTGCATTTAAAGAATTAACCAAGCTAGACAACCCCCTGCCTCTCCCGTTCATTCCTTGCATGTTAGAGGATCTACCAACACGCCCTCCCCCAGAAAGTTCGGTTTGTCTAAATATACTACCCATGTTTATGTTTTTAAGGGCCGCTGCTACAGCCTCTGGGTCTCCACCGTTAGCTCTAATTTGAGCTATAGCTTCAGGGGTAAGCATTGTAGACCCTATGGTTTGAGAAGGTTGATTAGCTCTTTTGTTTGCTATTTCCATCATATCAGGAAGCTCTGCTCCAGCAGCAACAGCTTTTGAAATAGTAGAAGGATCGAGACTATCTTTCTCTATACCCGCTTTTAATGCTCCAGTTAACTTAGTAGCATACTGCTCTTCAAACCCTTCAGATGGCCCTTTATTAAGCATCCAACTAAGCCATTCATTTTCACTCATCCTGCCGTCATCGTTTAAGTCCCCTCCAGCTTTGTCAAAAGTGGCAAAGTTTCCTTCAGTAAAAGGCTTCCCGTCATATCGAGTTCCATAAGGATTGCCTCCTTCTACAGGATCAGGAGTTGGTCTAGTTCCCGGCATATAATTTCCTGATGGGGGAGCGTCAGGGTTTTGAGCAGCATGATAAGCTTCTAATTCAGCGTTATTAATAATCCCGTCGCCGTCAGTATCTTCTCCTCCGTTATTAATAATCCAATTATAAGCAGCTTCAGTTAACGGCTTTCCTGCTCTATCAACACCATAGTTTCTAGGTTGAACTGTTCCATCGTTACCATAAGGATTATCTGGCTCTCCGGGGCCACCAAGCCCTCCTTCTGGTGCGCCGGGAGGAGTAAGACGAGGGCCAAGAAAACCGGGGTTAGCCATGCCTCTTCCATAACCTCCTCCAAAAAATCCTCCTATGCCAGCACCTCCCTCATCACGGTCATCAACGCCATTCATGTTTGAATCTTGAAAATCAGAAGTTCTTATAAAACCACCGCCTCTTCCTCCTTTCCCTCCACCGTTATTTCTTCTGTAAGGGTTTTGAAATAAAGCATTAGAGTAAAGAGGCATGTCTGGCCTGTTTCTAACCATATCTAAAGTATTTAAAGAGCCATAGGTTCTGTTAGACATTAAGTCTTGAGGGCCGCTCATTGCTGATATTAGGTTTTGAGTTCTTACTGGAGAACCATAGCCGGGATCTCTAAAAGGTATATTTGTTGGAATTACCTGACCCATACCCCCGCCTCTTATTGGCTCAAAACTGCCGCTTCCGGGGAAGGGAGAGGGCATAGGATAAGGCGAAGGCATACGAGGGGATGGGTATCTTGGCAAATATGCTCCTCCAAAACCACCATCAAAACCACCACCAAAACCACCGCCATATGGAGGCATTGATCTCTGATATGGGTTGTAACGAATCATATAGATCTCCTGCTAGTCAGCCTCAGCTAACATTCTGTTTTTTAATCTTTCAGCCCTTTCAGGGGTTTGTTTTGCCCAACGACTATCCATCATTTCAATAGATGCTTTGGCGTAATCTTGATCTTCAACTGCTAATTTCATATTTTTAAAATTAGAAAGACCTCTTTGACCCAACTGAAAACACATGTTTATTAAAATGTGCTGAACCTCTTGAGGCAAATCTTCCCAATTAGAATATATTTTTTGACACCCACCTAAAGCTATCTGGATGTCTTCTTGAAAAAGCTCATAACATCTTCCCTCTGATATTTTCTGGTCTTCAGGAACTTTGTTATCGTAAGCCTCATAAATTGAAAGGCTGTTTTCTGTGTCTGTTTCTAAGACTTTATGGCCTATTCCTACTGTTTTATGTAGCTCACTACATAAATAACAATGAAGTATTTTCCCTTCGTCCGAAGCAACCTCGTTATAGACCTGCTTTACATCTACAGTCATCGAGCCGCCTTTCCAATAAAATATCCAAATACAAAACCAACAACCAAAGCAATCTCCATTACTTGTCGCCCCCGTTGTTTTTAGCATTGGTATAAGCTTGTGCGGAGAACCACACCGATATTAGTCCACCAACACTAACAAAATAGATGCTGCTCATATCCCCCAGAACATCTGCTGCTTTACTTAATCCTAACAAGTCACTAATAACAACAAGAGAGGGATAAAGCAGCATCCCAAGAAGAGCCAACCAGCACATGTTTTTTTGAGCATCAGCTTTTTCATGCAAAACTTCTAGCTGCTGAAGTCTTTCTGAAGACTCTATTTCTTCATCGCTCACAACACCGTCCCCATCTGCATCATAACGATTATAACTAGAATTTGGTTCTAGTTTTTTAGGACTCACGCTGAAACCTTTGGTTTTTTCATCTTCACATAATTTACTACAAAATGGTCTTTTATTAAGCTTTTTGGCTCTCCTAGCCTGACCAACTTATTATGTCTACGCATCAGCGGAGGAACCGTTGGAACTATATCTTTGCCGTGTCTATATTGAGTTACAGGAACGCTATCTAATATTTTTAACCGCCCACAACGCGGTGCGCCAAAAGTAACAATTTCAACTGGGGGTATTTCATCTCTTGTCATTAACGCGCCAAGAATAAGAGCTACTGCTCCTCCTAGACTATGCCCGGTAAGAATAATGTTTTTGTGATCAATGTCTCTTTCTAGGCATACGCTAGTTACTTTATTAACTAAACGTCTTGATGCCTTCAAAAACCCCGCTGGACACCATCCTAATTCCCGTGTCCAGAGAGGAAGTATTCGCATATCTCTAAGAGCGTCTTTGGGTTCATCAGTCCCGCGAAATGCAAAGATATTGCCCTTAACCAAAACTTCAATATTGGCTTCTTCAAAAGTACATTTTTTGTAGCTTTCAGCGCATATGCTAGATAGCTTTTGATGGCTAGTCATTTTCTACTGACCTGTCTTCTGGGTCACGCGCACAATCCACATGATCTGAGCTACGCTTTATTTTAAATGCTCCGCTTACAAAAGGAATAGTGCTTGGAACTTCAAACTCGTAAGTTCGCTCTCCGCACAGCACGACTGACCCGCAGCCTTGAAGCAATAAAAGTAACGCAACAACCAAAATCTTCATAAAATTCTCACTTAAACAAAAATGTACCTTCTCTTACTGTTTGCGGCAAACAATAGGAGCTAATGTTTTCTTGCCAAACATACTGTTGTTTATCTGGCCCTAACTCTCCTCGCTCTATAGCTTTAGCAAATTGATTACAGCGATATACATTCTCAAACAACATGTCGTTTGTACTTACTGTAACCCCGTCAACAATAACAACCAGCAAAAAAACCATAATCATTGTTGACGATAAATCCAAATAGCCGCAAACAAAAAAATCATAAAGAATGCCCATGCAAAAACGGCTGTACCTATTAACTTCATCGTCTTTTTAAACTCAGCTTTTCTAATCTTAATTAGTCTGAGTTCTTTCTCATGCGCGTATCTGCTTTCCTCCATGCGTTTCTTGATGCTGGTGTACAAATCGTATTGCCCCTGCATCATACAAACATCTTTAAGCTGTTGGTCAAAGTTAGCTAACTGTCGCTTTGCTGACTCCATTTTTAGAGCTTCTTTGTAGCTCATTGCGCCAGCTTTGTTTTTTTCTACATCCCTGTACTGTTCATCTGCTTCAGCCCACTTGCCAACAATGCTATCAAGGTTTCCTTTACCTTCTTTAAGGGTGGCGATTCCGCTGTTTAAAGCCTGTAGCGCGGAAAGTACAGCGGCTACCTCGCCTAGCAATCACAAATACCTTGCCAGAAATACTGATGCTAGTATAAAGGGATACACCCCCCATATTGCGTGTTCTAAACGATCCATACGGGCAGAACCTCGTTCAAGCCGTTCTTCAATACTTTTAAATCTTAAAGCGCACTCTCTTTCGTGAGATTCTAATTCTTTCATTAGTCGGGCCAGTT